AGCAGCTTATAAAGAAAAAAAACAAGCAAAAATAAATAAAACAACTACTGCACCAGGAGCTAGTGGTAATAGTGGACCAGATAGCGGAAGAGTTATATGTACAGATCTACACAGAACAGGAGAATTATCTACTAGAGATTGGATAAGAGATACAAAATTTACATTCAAAACATTATCTAAAACACACGTTAAAGGTTACTTACTTTGGGCAGAACCAACTGTAAAACATATGCAGAAGTATCCTAGATATAGAAAGATGTGGAAACACATTGCACAACACAGAGCAAATGATATTGCATGGAGATTGAACGAAGGTAAGTTTGATTTACTTGGAAGAATATATGCAGGTATAGGTGAACCCGTATGTTGGGCATTAGGTAACTTTGTAAGTGACAAACAAATTAGTAAATATAATTTAACACATTGGAGAAGAGCATAATGGCAATAGGACCAGGCGGTGAAGTTACAACAACAGGCTTAATGAATAAATCAAGTACAATAGCTAAAGCACCTGATATGTCTAACTTAAAGCCACCAGCTCAACCACAAGATAAAACAGCTCCAGCAGCAGCCCCAAAACCAATGGTACAAAAACCAGAAATAAAAGATCCTGCAATGATAGCTAAATTACAAACTCTATCAGATGAAGAAAAACAACAATTAGATATGGTGTTATCACCAAGTCTATCACAGATTTTAACAAAGATTGTACCTGAAGCTAGTGACGTAATATCGCAGTTTACTTCTACGGAAGAAAACGTTATACTACCAGTATCAGTCGTAAAGAATTTTGCTAAGAAAAAGTATCCTAGCAGTACAGAACAAGAATCCATTCAAGGATTCGTAACAGAATTATCTGAGTCACAATCAGATGATAATAATAATGTGCCACCTGAGAATACACAAATGTCTAACCCTAACAGTATGATGGCTAAAGAACCTGATACTGCTATTGATCCAGAAACAGATTCAATAGATAACGGTGATACAGAACTAGTATAATCTCAGCCCACAAATTATGGAAGTGAGCTACCCTTAACCATAAGGCACTCAACCTAAAAGGAAAAATAATGGAAGAGAACGAAAACTTAGCTGAAGTTTCAAACGAAACAGAAGTTAAACAAGAGACTAAACTATTTAATAAACCATCTAGTAAATCAATGTATCAGAAACATAGAGATGACGAAAGTGATCCCGAAACTGAGGCATTTGCTAAAGGTGAATTAAATAAATTTAATCAAGATAAAGCAGAAGCAGCAACCGTTCAAAAGGACACAGAAACATCTGAAGAAATTGCAAGCTCGGATACCGATGCTACTCCTTCAACTGAACGCCCTGAAAATGCAGAAGATCGTGTTTTTAAGAAACGTTATGACGATTTAAAAAAACACTATGATTCTACTTTGTTTAAGCACAAAGATGAAGTTAGAACTTTAAGAACGCAATTGGAAACGTCTACTAAAGACTTTGTTCCACCTAAATCCAAGGATGAATTAGAAGCTTGGAGACAGGAGTATCCCGATGTTTATGATATGGTTGAAACTATAGCTATGACAAAGGCTGATACTAGAGCAAAAGAGATGGAGGAGAAATACCAAAATCTGCAAGCTCAACAGGAACAAGTTAGTAAAGAGAAAGCAGAAGTAGAATTGTTAAGAGTACATCCTGACTTTACTGAGATTCGTAAGAAAGATGAATTTCATGAGTGGGCTAGTAAGCAAGATCCAGTTATTCAAAGTTGGTTGTATGAAAATACATCTAATGCACAATTAGCTGGGAGAGCAATCGATCTTTATAAGATGGATAAAGGTACTAGTACACTTAATAAGAAACAGGGAACAGCTGTTAAGAAAGAAGCAGCTAAGGCTATAACAAAAACTAGTAAAGCTACAGAATCAGATATTCCCACAAAGAAAATCTGGTCTAACTCTGAAATTGGTAAGATGGATAGAAGAACGTTTGCAAAGTTTGAAGCTGAAATCGATGAAGCATCAAGAGAAGGTAGGATTCAACCTTAAACTAACAACTATAACCACAGGCAAACATTATGGCAACAATGGGAAAAGCAACTGGCTATCAGAATTTACCATCAGGTAACTGGGCACCAGCAATTTATAGTCAAAAGGTTCAAAAATTTTTCAGAAGAGCATCAGTTGTAGAAGATATTACAAACACTGATTATGCTGGAGAAATTGAAAATTTTGGCGACACAGTAAATATAATCAAAGAACCTTCAATTACAGTGAACGACTACGCTAGAGGTCAAACAGTAAACACAGAAACACTTGCAGACGATCAAATTCAATTGACTGTCGACCAAGGTTCGTACTTTGCGTTTAAAGTAGATGACATCGAAGAAAGACAATCACATGTAAACTTTGAAGCTCTTGCAACTTCTTCAGGTGCTTATGCACTTAAAAAGAACTACGACTTTAATGTATTAAGTGCAATATACGCTGGAGCAAGTACTTCAGTAGGCAATACAGGAACAGACGGTACACCTATTGATGGTGATGCAGCAGTTGACACATTAACAGATATTATGTCAGCAGCTAAAACAGTTCTTGATGGTAACGATGTACCAGAAGAAAATAGATGGTTCGTTGCACCACCAGCTTTCTATCAACAACTTAGAAAAGCAGGTGCTAAAGTCGTTGATCAATCTGTTATGGCAGACGGATCAGCTTCAGCTATGAGAAATGGTATGATTACAGATAGACCTTTATTTGGTTTTAAAATGTATACTACTAATTCAATAGCTGTATCAAGCGGATCAGCAGCGAATAAAACATTTGGATCAGCAGGCTCTAACGAGTACGCTTTCCTTTATGGTCATCAAGGTGCAGTAGCAACTGCAAACCATATTGCGAAAACGGAACTTATCAGAGATCCTGATTCATTTTCAGACATAGTTAGAGGATTACACGTTTTTGGAAGAAAAGTTCTAAGAACAGAAGCAGTATTCTCTGGCGTAATAACAATAGGTTAATCATAGATAGGAGAAATATATTATGGCAACTTTCGATAAAACAGGAGTTGGTGGTACTACAGGGCATCCGTCTAATGGTAGAACACCTTACTTAGTAGAAAATACAATTGACGTAGATACGTTTAACCCAGCATCAGGAGATATCATTCAAGCACTTGATATCCCTGCAGAAACACTTATTATGCAAGCAGGAATTGAAGTAATTACTGCGTTATCAAGTTCAGTTACTATGGACTTAGGTATAACAGGTGGAGACGTTGACAACTTTGTTGATGGTGATGGTAATGGTACAGGATACAGTGTGCTTACAGCGACAGCTAATCTTGTTGTTGCTAGTGCAGATACTCTTGACATATTAACAGGTGGAGCACAATCCACTGTTGGTCTAATTAGAGTATGGGCAGTACTATGTGATGTATCAGGTATTGATGAGACAGATCATAACTAGTAGATAGATAAACAACTTAAGGGGGGGTATTTATATCCCCCTTTAATTAAAAACCCCCCATATAAAAATAATATAAATATAGGAAATAGTATGATTACTAAAGAAATAATAAAAAAACCTAAAAAATATTCTGGGGTTACACATAATATGTTAACTAAATCTTATATAAATGGAAGAGCTACTAACTCAGGGCAAAAAACTACTTTATTAAATGGTGGCATAGACTTAAATACTAAGAATAGAATACAAAATTTAGAAGACAAAGCTGAAGAACAATCTAACAAATTAGATAAAATAACTTCAATGCTTCATGCAATATCAGAAAAGACATCAGCTTCTTGAAATAATTTCTGAATACAAATCTGACCATACTGCATTAAAAAAGCAGATTGATGATTTAAAACAGCAATTAGATGAAGCACAGTCTAGGATTAAAAGATTATTAATCAGATGTGAACAGTTTGCAGAAGATAACAATACAACAGAGGAATAAACAATGTCAACAACTTACCTAGTATTATCCAACAGAGTACTTAGAGAATTAAATGAAGTTGAATTAACTTCGGCTAATTTTTCTAGTAGTAGGGGTATACAAACTGCTGTTAAAGATTTTATTAATAAATCTGTTCATGATGTTTACAATGAAAGTGTAGAGATACCTTTACTGCACGCAACAACGACTCAAATTACTCACACTGGAGACGGTGAATATGCATTCCCATCGGATATGCGTAGAGTGGATTTTGAGTCTTTTTTTTTAAAGCCAAATGAATTACTTACTAATGGTGAGTTTACTTCTAATATAACTAGTTGGACTACAATAGCAGGTTCAGGAAGTGCAGCTTATAATAGTGGTGGTAATGGCAGACTAAGATTAAATGATTTTGCAGCACATCAATCATTCTCAACTGTAGTAAATAAAACTTATAAATTACAAGTAAGAGTATTAGATTCAAATGGTACAGGTGCTTCTTTAAAAGTACAAGTAGGAACAGCTGCAGAAGGAACACAAAATTTAAACACAACAGTAAAAGTAACTGATTTTAATGCAGGTGAAATATTAGATGTAGAATTTACTGCTACTGCACAGACAACATTTGTTACACTAAACAATACAACTACAGCTACTAACCTAGATGTAGATTATGTAAGAATATCAAGATCAGAAATAGCAACTAGAAAGTTAAGCTTTGTATCTTATGATGATTACATGCAAAGATTTAAAGAACAAGATTCACAAAATAACAGTGGTCATTATGGCACACCACAATATGTATATAGAAAACCAGACTATACATCATTTGGATTAACCCCAATACCTGATAAAAATGATTATCTAATTAGTTATGAGTACTATCAAACTCATACAGACTTATCAGCACATGGAGATTTAATGACATTACCTGATAGGTTTGGTCCATTAATTGTAGATAGATCTAAGTACTATACATACATGCTAAGATCTGATCCAGATCATGCAAATTTATCTAACAGAGATTACCAAAGAAAATTAAGTTTATTAAAAACTGATTATAATTCTAGATCTGACTACATGAAAGATACTAGATTGTCAAACGGCAACTCAAAATTAGCAATAGTATAATATGGCAGATACTTCTTTACTAAAACCTTTTAGTGCAACTTGTGGTGGAGGCTTAGTCTTAAACAAAGATGTTTATGATATGGCACCAGGAGAAGCATTACAATTAGTAAATTTTGAACCTTCAACAGAGGGTGGTTATAGAAGACTTAATGGTACAACAAAATATAATAGTACAATAGTTCCACAAGTATCATCTTCTAATGAAAGAGTACAGATGTCTGCAATCTTTAATGATAAGATAGTTGCAGGTAGAGGTGGTACAGTATCTTATGGTGATACAAGTGGATCATGGACATCACTTGCAACTAGTTTAGGTACAGCACATACATATGATTTTGATAAATTTAACTTTAGTGGTACTAGTAAACTTATAGTTGCAACAGGAGAAGCCGCAGCATTTACAGTAAATACAAGTTTTGCAGTAGATGTTATAAATGCAACAGGTGGAGGCACTGCCCCTACTAATCCTAAATTTGTTAAGACTTTTGCCAATCATGTATTTTATGGTGGTATGTCTAACTCTACACATAGCATAATATTTTCAGTACCTTTTTCAGAAGATAACTTTACTTCTGGTAGTGGTGCAGGTGAAATAAAAGTTGGTGATGTTGTTACAGGATTAAAAGTATTTAGAGATGAATTATTTATATTTTGTCAAAGAAAAATATATAAACTTAGAGGGACTACTTCTTCTACATTTGCATTAGCTGAAGTTGCTAAAAACGTAGGTACAATTGCCCCACACTCTATTCAAGAATTAGGTGGAGATTTAATATTTTTAGCTGCAGACGGTTTAAGAACTGTTGCAGGTACAGAAAGAATTGGTGACGTAGAACTTGGTACTATTTCAAAACAAGTACAAGAAAGAATTAATGAGATTACATATGACAATGTTGTTGCAACAGTAGTTAGAAACAAATCTCAATACAGATTATTTTATCCTAAAGATGCAGGATTAGAAGTAAGTCAAAAAGGTTTACTAGCAGTAATTAAAACAAATCCAAATACAGGACAACTAGGATTTGAATACTGTGATATAAAAGGTTTAAAAGTTTCATGCTGTGATTCTGATTACATTGACAATATAGAAACAATTATTCATGGTGGATATGATGGATTTGTATATTTACAAGAATCAGGAAATTTCTTTACACATGCAACTACAACAGAAGCTATTGATGCTACATACAGATCTCCAGATATGACAATGGGAGATGCAGGTATTAGAAAATCAATGGATAGAGTTAATATAAACTGGGAGCCAGAAGGTATTGTTAGCTCTAGTTTATTTATAAAATATAATTACGATGATATTAACACTCCTCAACCAAGTTTAATTCCCTTAGAGTCATCAACAAGTGGAGCTTATTTTGGAACAGGAACATTTGGATTATCAGGTTATGGTGCAAGTGATCTACCTATTACTAGAGAATCAATAGAAGGATCAGGTTTTGCCGTAGCTTTAAAAATAACAGACACTAGTACAAATGCACCTTTTGCAATAAAAGGATTCCAATTAGAATTTACACCAGGGGGAAGAAGATAATGGGAGCAACATACACAAGACAGAGTTCATCAGCTATTGTTGATGGGGGTGTCATTGAAGCAGCAGATATAAATGCAGAATTTAATCAAGTTCTTGCAGCCTTTGCTGTAACTTCAGGACATACTCATGACGGTACAGCTGCAGAAGGTGGACCAATTACAAAATTATTAGGCACAGCAATTACCATAGGTGATGCTACAGCAGGAACAGATATTGCTGTAACTTTTGATGGTCAATCAGCTGATGGTGTATTAACATGGATGGAAGATGAAGATTACTTTCAATTCTCAGATGACCTATTATTAACTACTACAGAAAGATTACAGTTTAGAGACACTGCATTATATATTCATTCTAGTGCAGATGGTCAATTAGATATTATAGCTGATACAGAAGTACAAATAGCTGCAACTACTGTAGATATTAATGGTGCTGTAGATATATCAGGAGCTTTAACTCTTGCTGGTACTACTTTAGCAGAAGTAATTTCTGATACAACAGGTGCTATGTTTAGTAGCAATACTGAAACAGGTATTACAGTAACATATCAAGATGCAGATAATACTATTGATTTAGCATTATCAGCTGCACAAACAACAATTACATCTTTACTTGCAGCAGATATTAAAATTGGTGAAGACAATGAAACTAAAATAGATTTTGAAACAGCAAATGAAATACATCTTTATGCAGCAAATGCAGAACAAGTGTATGTTGCTGATGGTATTTTTGGACCACAGACAGATAGTGATGTAGATTTAGGAACAACAGGTGTTAGATGGAAAGATGCATTTATAGATTCAATTACAACTACGGGTAATATTACTATTGGTGGAGACCTTACAGTTACTGGTGATGATATTACTATGGGCACAAACACTGC